AAATAATAAAATAAAAGGAAATAACTAATGGAATTTTTTGTAGATAGATTAAGAGAGGAATTAAAGATAGATGAAGGATGTAAATACGAAATATATATGGACCACCTTGGCTTACCTACGTTTGGTATCGGACATCTCGTTACTGACAAAGACCCAGAATACCAGATGGGGATGGGAACACCTATTAATGAGATCAGGGTTAATGAAGTTTTTGAACAAGACATCCAAGTAACAGTAGATGAATGTAAAATAATCTTTGTAGATTGGAGTAACTTACCTGAAGAAGTAAAACTAATTACAGCTAACATGATGTTTAATATGGGTAGACCAAGATTATCCAAGTTTAAAAAAATGATACAGGCTATTAAAGTTGCAGATTGGATAGAAGCAGCAAACCAAATGAAAGATTCAATATGGTACGAACAGGTAACAAACAGAGCAGACCGACTTATATCTCGCATGAAAGCCGTAGGCTTGAGTTAAAAAAACAAACTCAAAGAAAAAAACACACGGAAAACTTAAAAGAATTTTTTAAACCTAGAGAAAGGAAATTTATTAAACATGGCTAATACAAAAGATTATACAGGAACTAGAAATTATACAAGTAAAACTAATATGGGAAAACTTGCAGAATTTTTAGGTTTAAAAGAAGGAGCTACTAAAGCACAAATAAAAGCTAAAGCAGCAACTATGAGTCAAAAAGTTGTGCGACAAGGATTAAAAAGAGCAGGTATTGTTGGTCTTGTAGCAGGAACATTTTTAGATGTAGCAGGAAGTAAGATAGCAGAAAAAACTAATCAAGCTATATCAGCATTTAAAAATAAAAAAAATAATAAATCTAAAGTTCCACTACCTAAGCCTAAACCACCTAAATCTAAAGTTCCACTTCCTAAACCTAAACCTAAACTAAAAAATAAAGTAATTACAATACAATCAAAAACTTTAGTAACACCAAGTAAATATGAAAAAGAAAATGGCAAACAAAAAAATATTCCATACAATAAAAGATTTAAAGAAATTAAATCAGAAAAAGCATTAGAAAATCTAAAAAAGATTGCAAAAAACCTTAAACAGAAAACATAATATGGCTAGACAATTAACCGAAAGACAACAAAAGTTTTTAGATGCATTGTTTGCAGATGCAAATGGTAGTATTAAAGATGCAAAGATTATTGCAGGTTACTCTACTTCAACTAATAACCAAGAAATAATTAAAGCATTAAAAGAAGAGATACTAGAAGCAACGCAAATGTACATGGCTAGTAATGCACCCAAAGCTGCTATTGCTATGGTAAGTGGTATTGATACACCTACAGAGTTAGGCACAAGAGATAAGTTAAGTGCAGCAAAAGAATTGTTAGATCGTACAGGTCTAATTAAAACTGAGAAGATACAAGTAGAATCTTCAGGGGGTGTCATGTTAATGCCACCTAAAAAAGTAGAGGAAGATGAGTAGATCAACTGGTGAGTGGAAGTTACCTGAGTTAATAGATTTAAAAGAAAATAGTGAATGGGTAGCAATACCACGTATAGCAAAAACAACTCCGTTTGGATATAAAGAAGACCCTGAGAATGCACACATTCTTAGACCTATACCTCGTGAGTTAGATGCACTTGAAAAAGCAAAGCAACATTTAAAACAATATTCATATAGAGAAGTATCTAATTGGTTAAGTACTTTTACTGAAAGATACATCTCACATATAGGATTAATGAAAAGAGTAAAGCGTGAGCAAAAACGTAAGAACAAAGCTAGAACTCTCCGTGTCTGGTCAGAGTATGCAGAAAAGGCGATCCAAGCCGCGAAAAAACTTGAAGAAGAAAGAACAAGTAGCAGAGCCTAAGACTGTCATAAGAGAGTTAGAAGAAATAGAATCTGTTCCTGAGACTGAACAGAATGTAATATTTAAACCAAATGTAGGACCTCAAACAGAGTTTCTTGCTGCAGGTGAAAGGGAAGTACTATATGGTGGTTCAGCAGGTGGGGGTAAATCATTTGCAATGTTGGCAGACCCACTCAGATACATGGGTCATCCAGCCTTTAGTGGGTTGCTCCTTAGACACACGACAGAAGAACTCAGGGAACTTATATTCAAATCGCAAGAACTCTATCCGAAAGTCTGGAAAGGGATCAAGTGGTCAGAAAGAAAAATGCAATGGGTAGCACCATCAGGTGCTAGACTATGGATGTCATATCTTGATAGAGATAATGACGTTATGAGATATCAAGGTTTAGCCTTTAGTTGGATAGGCTTTGATGAATTAACACAATGGTCAAGTCCGTTTGCTTGGAACTATATGCGTTCACGTTTACGTTCTACAGCAAGTGACTTACCAATCTTTATGAGAGCAACCACTAATCCGGGTGGAATAGGACATCAGTGGGTTAAGAAGATGTTTATTGACCCTGCACCTTTTGGAGAAACATTTGATGCAACAGACATTGAAACAGGAGAAGTTCTCAAATACCCATCAGGACATACTAAAGCTGGAAAGTCTTTATTCAAGAGGAGATTTATTCCTGCAAGATTATCTGACAATCCATACCTCTCAGAAAGTGGTGACTATGAAGCAATGCTCCTCTCACTACCAGAGCACCAAAGAAAACAATTACTTGAAGGTGATTGGGATATTAAAGAAGGTGCAGCGTTTAGTGAGTTTGATAGGAAGATACACGTTGTTAAACCATTTGCTATCCCTAATAATTGGGTTAAGTTTAGGGCTTGTGACTATGGTTATGGTTCGTATTCAGGGGTTCTTTGGTTTGCTGTATCGCCTAGTGAACAGTTGGTTGTATACAGAGAACTATATGTTTCTAAGGTCCTTGCTACGGATTTGGCAGATATGATATTGGAGGTAGAAGCAGGAGATGGTAACATTAGATATGGTGTTTTGGACTCTAGTCTTTGGCATAATCGTGGCGATACTGGTCCTTCTTTGGCTGAACAAATGATTATGAAAGGATGTCGTTGGCGACCATCCGATAGAAGTAAAGGCAGTCGTGTTTCAGGTAAGAATGAAATACATAGAAGATTACAGGTAGATGAGTTTACAGAGCAACCTAGAATAGTATTCTTTAGTACATGCACTGAAACAATCTCACAATTACCAGCAATCCCATTAGACAAAAGAAATCCAGAAGATGTAGATACAAATGCAGAAGATCACTTGTATGACGCTTTAAGATATGGTATAATGTCTAGACCAAGGTTTAGTATCTTTGACTATGATCCTAATGCACCTAAACCTACATACCAACCATCTGATAGCACATTCGGATATTAAGGAAAACAATGGCAGAAGAAAATACAATAGACTTAGAAGAAAACGTAGCTTCATTAGAAGATGTAAAAGATGCAAATGCAGAAGATGCTTCTAGTGATAATCTTATTCGTCACGTTATGGATAGATATCAAAAAGCAGAAGACTCTAGACAAAATGATGAAGATAGATGGTTAAGAGCATATAGAAACTATCGTGGTTTATATGGTCCTGATGTACAATTTTCTGAAGCAGAAAAGTCAAGAGTATTTGTTAAGATAACTAAAACTAAAACACTTGCTGCCTATGGACAAATAGCAGACGTATTGTTTGCAGGTAATAAATTTCCATTAAGTGTAGAACCTACAGAGTTACCTGAGGGTGTTTCTGAAAACGTACACATTGATATAGAACCAAATCCATTAGAAGAACAACAAACATTACCACCTGAGTTTACAGGAGAAGAACTTCCAGCAGGTTATAGAGGTATGGAGTTAGGACCTTTAGAACAAAAACTAGCCAACCAAGAAGTAAAAGAAGGTCCGGGAACTAGTCCAAAGTCTGTAACATATAGTCCATCTATGATTGCTGCAAAAAAAATGGAAAAGAAAATAATGGATCAACTAGAAGAGTCTAATGCTAGTAAACATTTACGTAGTACAGCATTTGAAATGGCTTTGTTTGGTACAGGCATAATGAAAGGTCCTTTTGCTGTAGATAAAGATTACCCTAATTGGGATGAAGAAGGTAACTATAATCCTATTGTAAAAACAGTACCTCAAGTAAGCCACGTATCTGTGTGGGATTTTTTTCCTGATCCTGATGCAACTAACATGGATGAAGCACAGTACGTTGTAGAAAGACACAAACTATCTAGAACACAATTACGTAACTTAAAGAAAAGACCTTTCTTTAGAGATCAAGTTATAGATAATGTTATTCAAATGGGTGAAGCCTATGTACAAAAAGATTGGGAACATGATCTTGCTGATTATAATGATGAGTACAGAATAGACAGGTTTGAAGTAATTGAATACTGGGGAACAATAGGCAGAGAAATTTTAGAAGAAAACGAGATTGACATACCCAAAGAATTAAACGACTTTGATGAACTACAGGTTAATATCTGGGTATGTCAAAACAATCTTATAAGAGTTGTGTTAAATCCTTTTACCCCTGCACGAATACCTTATATGGCTGCACCTTATGAATTAAATCCATATTCATTTTTTGGTATAGGTATTGCAGAAAACATGGATGATACACAAACTCTTATGAATGGTTTTATGAGAATGGCAGTTGATAATGCCGTCTTATCAGGTAATTTACTTATAGAGGTAGATGAAACAAACTTAGTTCCGGGACAAGACTTATCAGTATATCCGGGAAAAGTTTTTAGAAGACAGGGTGGAGCTCCGGGACAAGCAATCTTTGGTACTAAATTTCCTAATGTGTCAAATGAAAACATGCAGTTATTTGATAAGGCTAGACAATTAGCAGATGAAAGCACAGGATTACCTTCATTTTCACACGGACAAACAGGTGTATCAGGTACAGGTAGAACTGCATCAGGTATAAGTATGCTAATGAACGCAGCTAGTATAAGCATAAAAGGTGTTATTAAAAATGTAGATGATTATTTATTAAGACCTTTAGGTGAAAGTTTGTTTAGTTTTAATATGCAGTTTGATTTTAATCCTGATATACGTGGTGATTTAGAAGTTAAGGCTAGAGGAACAGAAAGTCTTATGGCTAATGAAGTTAGAAGTCAAAGGTTAATGCAGTTTATTGGAACTGCTAGTAATCCTGCCCTTGCTCCGTTTGCTAAGTTTCAATATATAATAAGAGAGATAGCTAAGTCAATGGATTTAGACCCTGACAAAGTTACAAACAATATGGAAGAAGCTGCGTTACAAGCTAAAATAATGCAGGATATGCAACAACAACAGTCACCACCTTCACCACAAGCAGGAGCAGACCCCAATGATCCTACAGGTGCAGGTGGTGGAACAATAGGAACAGGTCAAGTACCTGTACCAAACGAACAAGGATTTACAGGCAATGCTGAACAAGGAACGCAAACAGGTGCTCCTGAAGCTCAAGGGGTTAGTGCAGGACAAACACCTGCTAGAT